AAAAGCAAAATTTACTGAATTATTAGGCAAAAAAGCACAGGGGTTTATTACCTCTGTGCTTCAAATTGTCGCTTCAAATGATTTACTTAGTAAAGCAGAACCAACAAGTATTTATCAAGCTGCGGCTGTTGCTGCAACATTAGATTTGCCTTTAAATAACAATTTAGGTTTTGCTTACATTGTGCCTTATAATGCAAGGCAAAAAGATGGCAATTACAAACAAGTTGCACAATTTCAAATTGGTTACAAAGGATTCATTCAGTTAGCACAAAGAAGTGGCCAAGTAAAAAAGATTTATGCAAGTGAAATTTACAATGGTCAAATAATTTCTGAAAATCCGCTTGAAGGATATGTATTTGACTTTAGTAAAAAAGTTGATGATACAGTTGTAGGATATGCCGCAAGAATTGAGCTAATAAATGGCTTTGAGAGCGTTCTTTATATGCCAATGGATAAAATCAAAGCACACGGAGTAAAGTACTCTCAAACGTTTAAAAAAGGATTTGGCCTTTGGAAAGACGATTTTGATGCAATGGCAAAAAAAACAGTTGTAAAATTGCTTATTAGCAGATATGCTCCACTTTCAATTGATATGCAAAATGCAATAGTATTTGACCAAGGTGTTGTAAAAGATGTTGAAAAAAGTGAAGTTGAATATGTAGACCATGAAGAAGTAAAAGTTGAATTAGAAGCACATAATGAGTTTAAAGAATCGCAAAGAGTAATGGACTTTATAAACGATTCAACAGATTTGGAAACTTTAACCATGGCAGAAGGACAATTGAACACTGAAGAATTAAGAGAAGCATACAAACAAAAACAAAAAGAATTTACTAAAAAGAAATAACAATGGAAAACACTGCCGAATTAAATTTTAACCAACAATTGTTTAGATGTTCATCACTATCTAAATTTATTATTGAAGAAAAAGAAAACAAAGATGGTTCTATCCGCAAAGGTTCAGGAACAATAACAGAAGGCATTCAAACTGCACTAAAAGAAATTTACTACCAAAAAACCAAAGGTTATAAAAAAGACTTTGGTTCAAAGCAAACAGAAAAAGGCAATTATTGTGAAGAGGATGGAATTACAATGTTGCAAAAAACAATAATGAAAGGTAAATTGCTTGTAAAAAATAAAGAAATAGTAACGAATGATTGGTTGGCCGGAACTCACGATGTTAAAATAGGTAATGTTATTGTTGACATAAAAAATTCTTTTGATTGGCTTACTTTTGATGTTGCTGAAATGAGTAAAATATATGAATGGCAATTAAGAGGGTATATGATGTTAAACGATTGCAGTGAAGCATTATTATACTATTGCTTATTAAATATGCCTGAGCAACTTTTACAAGATGAGGAACGTAAAATGTTTTACTCTAAAAAAAAGTGGATGTCGTTTGAAAGTCCTGACTATATTTTGGAATGCGATAAACTCAGAGAAATGTTTAACTTTGAAAAATTTCCAATTGAACAAAGATTTAAAGTTTTTAAAATTGAAAGAGATTTGGCAAAAGAGGAATTGATTAAATCAAGCATTGTCAAATGTAGAACTTGGCTCAATGATTATCATGAACAACAATTACAGTTAGCAAAAAACAATTTAATTTTAATGCAATAATTTATGGATTTATTTAATCAACCGCCTTATACACCTAAAGAATTAGGAATATTAAGAGCAGAAACAAAGCAAGAACAAATTCAACCTGGTTGGCAAGATTTAGCTATTGATAAACTTAAAATTTACCTCCAATTTACAAATGAATTTATTACTGAGGATTTTAGATTGTGGGCAGAACAGAATCAACTTTCACAACCTCCTGAACCCCGTGCTTATGGTGCCATGATTATTAAATCGCAAAAACTTGGTTTAATTAAATGGAATGGAAATTATCAGGAAATGAAAGAAGCAAAATCACATGGATGTCCAAAAAAAGTTTGGAAAAAAATTTTATAATTAAAAACAATTAATACATTTGCCAACGAAATAACTGCCAAGATGAAAAAAATTTTAAAACATAACCCTCTATTAGTGTTGCTTTACTTGGCGGTTGACAACATTAGTTGGGGGTTTTTTATTTATTGAAAAATGAACATATTACATCAAGCAAATCAAATTGTAAACAATAGGTCTGAAGAAAAAGAAAGAATGTACGGACCATTTGATGAAGGAATGGAAAAAACAGCATTAATTGCTTCAGCTATGTCTAATAAAATATTTTCTGCGAAAGATATTTATACATGCCTAATAGCTTTAAAACTATCACGAGCTTCTTATAACTACAGAGAAGATAATTATCTTGATTGTGTTGCATACATAGGAGCACTTAATACTCATATAAACAAAGAAATAATTTTGGAATTTTTAAATGATTTTGTTAAGAAATGGGATTTATCTAATGATAATGAAATTAATGCTTTGACAGAAGAATATACTATTTTTTTAGAAAAATACAACTTACCAAATTTATCAGCCGAAGACATGATTCAAGAAATAAAATTAAATAAAATAAGTTTATGATAAATAATACAAAAATTGGTTTAATTGGCATTTTAAACAATCCAGCAACAAGTGATTTTTCACATAGTGCAGGAATGGTTCATATTGTATCTAAATTATTAAATGCGACTATTTTAAATGAAAAAGACGAATGGGAAGAATATGATGAATTAATTATTTATCACGGGCCTAATTTCAAAAAAGATAGTTATAATATAATTGGAGGAATAAACGATGCAATATTAATTAGAGCACAAAAATTATTTGAATATAAAGGTATTGTTAAATCTTTAGACGGCTTTCAATTGAAAGATTTTTCAATTAAAAGAAAATTAAATTTATACAATGATTTTAAATTTATTGAAAGCAAGGTATTACCAAAAAAAAATAAATTAGTAATTGGTGATAGCCATTCTATTTCAGTATGGCCAAATGAAGAATATGAAATCAGTAGAAATGATGGAAAAACACTTTATGGATTTTTAAAATTAGAGATGGATTTATCTATGTATGAACATGTTATTTTATACTTTGGCAATATAGATATTAGATTCCATTTAGCCAGACAAAGCAATCCAATTGAAGCAACAAAAGATTTATTTAAAAGATACTGCGATTATGCTAAAAAATATAATGCTACAATTACACAACTTTTACCAATTGAAGATGAGTCAAGACGTATTCCAAAATCTGGACAATACAAAGGAGAAAATTTCTTTGGTTCTATTCAACTTAGAAAAGAATTAAGATTAATTGCAAATAAAGTTATGTTTGAATCTGGTTTGCCTATGTTAGAATGGCCAAGAGAATTTATAGACCAAAATGGAAATTTATCTTTTGATGTTATGGAACCTAAGCAATCAGTACACATAAGACCTGCTTACTATTTAAGAAATATGCCTAAACAATTTACTTTATTTTAATATACATGGAAAACTATAATAAAAAAGCTTTAGAATGCTTAGATTACTACATTAATGTTAACAGAAAAACAGAAAAAGTATTTATGGAAACTAAAAAAAGAGTTTTTTCAACTGGAGACAAATACATTGATAATGTATATTTATTTCACAACATTGATAGAAGATATGAAGGCTTTATTTTCTTGTTAGAAGATTACTTTATGCAAGAAAATTCATTGACATGGGATATTTACAAATTGAAAGCAAATCAAAAATGGAATCACTATGATTATTTGTTTTTAATTTATGCACATCGTATATTTGGCTCAGGAACTTCAAATCAACATAATCACGGCTATAATAACACTATCTTAGATAAATTTCAATATTACGATTCTTATGAAGATTTCATAGATTATATGATTTATGATAAAAGTAACTTTGTAAGTTGTTGTGTTAATCAACCACCAAGATACCCATTAAAAAATTTGGTTAAAACACATTTTAGAACTTGGGCTGATTACATTATTGAAAACATAAAGCCAACAATGTCAATTAAAGAAATTGTTGATGTAATGAATGATTACAATAAGCAAAACAATCTTCATGCATTCAATTTTCATTACTTGTTAATGGCTGGAGATTTAGCCAACTATGTAAATTTAAATACAAAAATAAAAGGCTTATTAACTATTGATGAATATAGCGATTGTAATTTAGGTCCAACTTCAATTGCTTCAATGAAAATTCTTAAAAAAGGCTTTAAGTATAATGATTTTTTAGACTTATGCAAAAGATATGAAATGAAGCCAATTGATTTAGAGGATTTACTTTGTGTTTGGTTGAAATACATTAAAAATCCAATATGGAAGTACTATATTAAAGATGAACATAGTTTTGAAGATTTTGAAAATGGATGGGATATTGTTGAAAAACACAAATCCTATTATTCAATAAAATCAAACTTTCCTAATCAACTAAAATTAAAAATATAACAAAAAACATAAAAACAAATCAACATGAAAATCAAACACAAATTAGCAAGCAAAAAAGACAAAAAATGTACAATTTTAGCATCTGATATTTTAAAAATATTTAATACATCAGAAGAACTAATAAATTTACAATATTTAGATTACGGATTTAGTGCAACTTACCATAAATCAAGAAATGGTAAAACATACTATTGTGATTCAATATTTCCAATTAATATTCCTATGCCAAATATAGGAAATCCTATCGAACATAATATTATTATATTGCCATTTACAACTACTAATCAAATAAAAATATTCTCAAACATGAATTTAACCAATGAATTTGAACTTATCAGAGATTGGGCAAAACAAAAAGGTATTTACGAAAAAGGCGATACTAAAACACAATTTTTAAAACTAATAGAAGAAGTTGGGGAACTTGGTAAAGCTATATTAACAAAAGATATTGCAGAAACAAAAGATGCAATTGGAGATATAATTATAGTTTTGACAAATTTGACAGAACTTGCAAATAAAGATATTTTTGTAAAAGAATATTACGAAGATGTTGTTGGAGATGGTGGAAGATTAATTTTACAACAAGAATCTTTGGATATATCAATTGAAGACTGTGTTAATTCTGCTTATGCAGTTATAGCAAAAAGAACTGGTAAAATGGAAAATGGAACATTTGTAAAAGATAAAATATGAGATTTAAAAACGCAAATTTAGCATTTTGCTATTATTTTAATTATATCATTAGAAATGGTGTTATAATTGATAATACAAAAGCTGTAATTAATCAAGGATTCTATATTGATAATCCTTTAGATAATTCTATTATTGCAAAATTGAGAAACTGGAAATCTTCTTATGCTGAATATGAATGGCAATGGTATTTATCTGAAAATAGGTCAGTATCTGAAATAAAAAAAATAGCTAAGATTTGGGACAAAATGCACAATGGTGATAATATAGTCAACTCTAATTACGGTTACCAATGGAATAGGAACAATCAATTAGATTTTGTAATTAATGAATTAAGCAAAAATCCAAATTCAAGAAGAGCTGTAATAACAATCT